AATAGCGGTTCACGGGGAACTTAAACGCTACGGAAGTATCGGGAACATCGCCGATGTCGCGAGTCCTGTACACGTTAAACGGTGCGGTCTTGAAATAGGCGTTATCTTGGGTACTCGCTAAAGCAGGGAAGTCGGGATGGCTGTAGATGTTCAAGGAAGAACGGCGCACGAGCCATGCTTCCGCCCCCGCGCTGAAGGAGTGCTTACCGGACGAGAAACGCTCGCGTTTAACCGTCACGTCGTACTGATGGGCTGTGGACGTAAGGGTTAATGCTTCGACGGACATGACCTCCGTGACAGCGAAGCCGTCTACGTTCTTGATCTGCGTACCGTCGATTTCTGCCACGATTAAAAGGTACTGGTTGGCTTCTGCGCTTATCTCGCCGGGGGTGTGGTCGAAATTATCGAGGTCGAATTGGTTGGAAAGGGTCGTGTTGATTCTAGGAACGGTGTCGGTATTCGTAAAAGCATCCTGTAAGGAAGCACGAACCGCAAAGGTTCTCTGGTTTCCGAGAGCGGGGAAGTCCCCTGTGGTGTTGTCGTTGTCGAACAGTACGCCGTACCCGACAGTCATGTTGTCTGCTCGTTGGGCGAGGATCGCTACCCCGTACTCGGTTTCTGATAAAGAGGGGGGCATCTCCATCGGTCGAACGTATACGAAAGCCTCCGGCTCGGGGAACGTGTCCGTGTCCGGCGTAGGTGTAACGATGTCGGGGGTGTACCTCAGCGGGACGAGGTTCGTCTCTGCTTTAAACGTAAGCCCTTTCGCTCCGACCTGATTACTTGTTTTTTCGAGTAGTCGGCAAACCTGTACGACGGAAACACCGTCTCCTGTCAGAGGGTCTGGCCCCCCCGGCTCAATGTCTACGTCGAGGCGGAACAGGTCTCCCACGTTCATGGTGCTTGCCTTTGCCCGTCGAACGGCGAGTTCTCCACCTAACGAGGGTCGGGAAAGCGTTTTCGACCACTCCGCAGCATGGGCAACGGCTTGCTCGCGTCGGGTAATCCAAAGTCTGGACAGGCTTCTGCGTGAAGGCTCCCCTGTAAGCTCTACAAGACTCAAGTCCTCGTACTTGTCCGATGAACGCTTATAGAGTTTCTCACGGTCGGAGAACGTCACCACGAACCCCGTGGGAATACCACTCCAGCTCTCGGCTTCCATGTCTGGGGATTCCGTTAAATCGTCAAGAGATATGAGGGGGAGTGCGGTGATTTCTTCGTCCGTAAGCACTACGTCGTGGTTCCAATAAGAAGCATGGATCAGAGAGTCCTCTGCACCCCACACCAAGAAAGAATCTGACACATCCGTCATGTCGTTCAACACAGCACGGAGAGGCTCCTGCTTATCGAGGAACGGCGAACAGTACATTAAGTCCTTATTCAGGAGGATAGCCGTCGCGGTGTTCTGGAACGTTGTAGAATTAAAAAGTGAAGGGGACATACCCAGCCCGTAGCGGGTATTGGTTAGGAGTTCCGTTACAGCGCACAAAGGATTATTCTGTCCGTCGTCTAAAATGCGAGCGGAAGCCGTGGCGAACGTCTCCACAGCCTGCCTGCTCACTACAATTTCCACGTTCGGAGCCGTTACCTTTTCCCGTCCGAATAAGATGTCACGGAACTCAATAAGTGCGACTCCTCGATAGTCGGGATGGTCGTCACCTTTGTCGTTGTTGGCTGCTTTCAGTACAGAGCCACCGTCAGCAAAAGCCCCTCCGTTAATGGTCTGATCCTCGTTCCCCCAGTAAAAACAAAAATCACCGTAATCGGCTATTGTGTCCTCGAAACTGTTACCGCTCCGCTCTACGTCGCCTTTCCACACCTGCTCACCATCGAACGAGATAGAAACAAGTACGTCCACAGATCCCATGCACACCGCCGCTGCGATGCTTCCGTAGTAGTCGTACACCCCTGACTCCGCCGAACCTCCTTTTTTACCGGAGCCTCCCTTTTTTCCTGAATCTACAGGTACTTCTACGTTGCGTTGGTTGTAGGTATTTGTAAGCCAGTTGATCCCTACCTTGCGGGTTCCGGCAATATAGGGCACGGGTATAGATTCTTGGGAGGTACTAAAGTCCTCTGTCTCTGTTCCGCCTACTGTGGGTGTCGTTGCTTCACTCATACTTGCCATCTCCAAACTTTAGCCAAACGACCCCCGTACGTGGGGCTGTTCAAGGACTTGTACGTCGTACCAAGTCCTTTCATCGAGTGTATAAAACGGGTATCGGAAACAGCAATACCTAAATGGTGTACACACGATCCTAGTTTAAATCCGAGAAGGTCGCCGGGTAGGATAATTTTCGTTGACCGTAGGAGTTTAAGCCCCTCCACCGCTTTCAAGTGCTTCATAACGAGGCTGTCTTTATGCACACCACTCCACCCCATATTAGCGGCAGGTGCGCGGTAATCGAAGTCGAGTCCGCATTCCTGATAAACAGCTTCTGCGAGCATCTGACAGGATACTCCGTACCCTTTTACTCGGCCGTTCGGGACGAAAGGAGTACCGATCCAACTGTCCGCTGAATCATGGAGGCGTTTAACGCGTTCGGGGGTGTTGAACCATGAGGGGGTCATTACTTCTTCCCTCCTTCAGAGTGGTCTTTATTGATTTTCGCCAAGGACGGGTTCCCGATAGGTACGAACGGAAAACCCCCGAAACGGGAATAGTTGCCGAATTTACCTTCTTCGTTGTGTGTGGTTTCGTACGCGAGGCAGGTTTCTTTTCTGCCGTCGCACCCCGCCCAGATTCCTGCTGTCGTGTCTACAGTCACATCTTTTAGGGGGTGTCGGATCGTTAAGAGTACGTTGGGATCTACCGTGCCTATGGTTTCAGAATCCAGAATACTCCGGCTCTGGTAGGTGTCGTCCTCTCCGAACTCGATCTTACCCCCTGCGAAATAGTGCTCGAACTGGGTGGTAGGGGGGCGTGTTTGCTCCGGTGTCGGGTCTGTAAACGCGGGAGTCGTCACGAGTACTTTGTAGGGGTACGTCACACCGTCGTGGGTGTAGGGGTACTCCACAACCGTGGCTCCCATTTTCCAGTCAGCAGATAGGAGTCCGCACGGAGGGCTGAATACGAGGAAGTTACAGGTAGGTTGTATGAGGACGTTCGGAACCATCCTGTCGAACAGGGTGCTGATACCAGCACAACGGGCTTGGATTAGGGGGCCATCTGTACTGACCGTGGAAACCTGTCCTTTAAACACCGTGGTCGTGGAGGTGATTACCCCGTCCGCACCGGGCGAACATTCCATAATCGTGAGGTGTAGAACAGATTCGAGTTGTAGGGGTATGAAAAGCCCGAGAGGGTTGTCCTCGAAGATACGAGAATTTAACGTCACATCCGTCTTTTCGAGGTTCACGTTCTCCGAGATGTCGGAGTGTTCAAAGTGCTGGGCTTCCCACTCGTTCCCGCCCGTGATGAAAATATCCCGTTCGTGGCTCGTGAATCTTTGTGTGTCGTAATTATCGCGGTCGAACTCGTACAGGTACGCCACGGGAGCCGTTGCTCCGGAAGTAGTGTCAGCGTACTCCTTCGGGACTTCAAGGAACTTGGAAGAAACAATAGCCAGTTCATCCGTCACGAAGGACATCTCGAACGATGCGTCCTCGAAGCGGGACAGGAGCAGAGGGGAAATACTCGACGTGGATGGGGTGTACGTGCGGTCTACGGGAGTATCGAGTGTGATTACGTCGGCAACATTAGAAGTAATCCCGAAGCCGGAAGCCGTGCCGTCCTTCAGAAGCGCGAGGTAATCGTCCTCACCTAAGCCGATCCCGTTGTCCACGGGGAAGGAGTCAGGGAAGGTCGAGGACAACGCGAGGGAGCCAGAGAAGGAGCCGAAGCCCATCAAAGATCCCGCGACATACGCCACGGTCGGTCTTCCGCCCCACGGGTTCGTATATCCGGTCGCGGTGGAGGGGTAGTAGATGGTGGCGGGGGCGTTGTCGAACACACCAGCTCCGAGGGAGGGAGCGTTGCCTTCCATAACGATAGACGTGAGGGAGGTGCATTTGTAGAAAGCCCCCACCCCTATTGTTGTTACGTTAGAAGGTATAGTTATGTTTGTTAAATTGTAGCACCTTCCGAAAGCCTCCTGATCTATGGATGTGACGCTTGCCGGAATATCTATAGATTCCAACCCAGAGAGCCTGAAAACCCCCTGTTCTAAAGAAGTGAGGTTGGAGGGCAGCTCTACTGATCTCAACGACGAGCACTCCCAGAATGTACCCCTTCCGATAGTTGTTAAATTATCCGGGATCGTTACCGAAGCAAGGCTCGTACACCCCATAAAATGGTACCCACTGTTGCTGGGTACAAACGCCGAAGGGATATTCGCCTCAACAAGTGCTGTGCACATCCAGAAAGCTCTATAACCTAAAGTAACGACGGTGTCGGGGATGTCTATAGAGACGAGGGATGTACAGGAGTCGAAACAGTCTGTTCCTAGTGATATTACAGTGTCGGGTATATCTATCGAAACGAGGGATACACAGTCCCTGAAGCTATAGCCCCCCAACTCCACAACGTCCCGACCCCCATGCTCCGCCGGAATCACTACATTGACTGGAGTTCCCGTGTACCCCGAAACTTTACAGGTGCTTGCGTCTATCGTTTCAAATGTTAGTTCGTATGCCATAGTTTCTTCTCCGCTCGCTGTTACCTTAAAAAATTCGTTCCCGTCCAGCGGGATTTCCCACCGCACGGGTTCGCCCGCATCTTCCCATTCGCCCGTTAAATCGTCCGTCTTCTGGAGCTGTAACTCCAGCACTGCCGTGTTGCTCGATGTCGTCGAAAGTACCAAGTCCCCGACAGCCACGGTCGGTATCCCGTAAGCACCTACAGCCAGTAACCACAGCCCTGCCAGTAATTTCTTCATGGCTACCCTATCATTTTAAAATAATTAGTAGGAGTCCCCCCGACGTCCGCCTTCACGGTAACGACCCACGCCGATCCATCGTTCCAATAAGCCCACGTATCGGTCGGGTCGTAGTAGACCTTCTCTCCGTTC